GGAACTTTACAGCGGATGACGAAAAAGTCATGTGGGGTATTGCTCATGACGTAGCTTTCCCAGTCATGGATTTCAATGGCGATTTTGTTCAGTTTTTTGGATCTAATCCATCTGGACATCCTCTGACAGTCATTATCAACGGTTTGGTTAATTCCCTGTATTTCAGATACGTATACTATAGTTTGAATCCCAGTCATGAAATTGGTTCATTCAAATCTAAAGTGCATTTGTTGACTTATGGAGATGATAATGTATTTGGCGTGAGTCCAAGTGCCCCATGGTTCAATCATACGACTATCTCTGAGGCTTTGGCGAGTTGTGGTATTACCTACACTATGGCTGACAAGGAAGCTGAATCTGTCCCATATTTGCACATTAAGGATGTCACGTTTCTTAAACGCTCGTGGCGTTATGATACTGATGTGCATGCGTATTTGGCTCCAATAGATCACGAATCAATTGAACGGTCACTTATGGTGTGGGTACGATCGAAGACGATTTCAAAGGAGGAGCAGGCGATATCGGTATTTGCGAATGCTTGTCGTGAATATTTCTTTTATGGCAAAGAGGTTTTTACAACAAAGCGTGCGTTACTTATTGATATTGTTGTACAATTAGGAATGGAACAATGGGTCCAGAACTCCACATTTCCCACGTGGAAGGAGATGTACGATTTATTTTGGTACAATTCCAAAATGGTTGGTTGTCTACCAGCTAGTTTCTCAGGAGACATGCAAACAGATAACACTACAGGCTACGAAGATATGTCTGAACCAAATTCTTCTTCTATACGTAGTTACTGCACTAACTTACTAAGTCACTGCGCAATGGTTAGTGAGCGTGGACGTATAGAATCAACACCAGGGCGTTCCCCTAAGTTGCTATTTAGCGATGATGGTGGTGTTGCATCACAAGCGTACGTGAAACTCTGTGAAGATATGAGCCAATCTCACAGTTTAAATCGGCTTGCGAAAACTACAACTTTTAGTGATAATATCATAAAAGGTGAAGGGAATACATTGTGTGATGTTCCTGGATCTTGTGATATTTCACTGCGCGAAGCGCAACAAGCTCACACTTTTTACACGTTCAACGTTAGTGAAAACTACAGTACACAGAGTCTTGAAACTAAAATAACATCTTCATCGGACCAAACGGTTCAAGAAGTTGTTGGTTTTAATGATGAAGTTGCTGGTGATGACACTAACATTCCAGCCCCTATTAACTATGTTATGTCGGCTGGAGCTGTCAATGCTGAACTGGGCGATTTCTTGTCCCGACCTACTGAAATTTTACGTTTCACGTGGACGGAGGGTGCTGCTGTCAACACGACGTGCAAACCCTGGGAATTGTATTTCGACCAAACAGCAATACAGAAAAAATTGGATAATTATTATCTTCTTCAGTGCAATCTTAAGGTTAAGGTTGTGGTCAATGCTTCACCATTTTATTATGGAGCTTTGTTGGCGGCATACCAACCTTTGAGTTTGTTTAATCCAGCTCCAATTGCGGCTACAACGGGTGAGGAAGAGATGGTCTTATATTCTCAACGACCACATATAGATATATATCCCCAAAATTGTCAAGGTGGCGAATTGACTTTACCATTTATATACCACAGAGAGTGGTTGAATATAACGAGTAGAGCCAACTTGCAAGACATGGGCACTTTAGATTTTAAATCTTACACAGCTTTGCTCAACGCCAATGGTGTTGCTGGCACGGGTGTGGAGGTGGTAGTCTATGCTTGGGGAGAAGATGTCCGATTATGTGGCCCAACAGTTAAGTTGGCGTTACAATCCAAGAGGACCAAGGATGAATATTCGGAAGATGGTGTTATATCTAAACCAGCGTCTGCTATTTCCAAAGCAACAGGTTTGCTAGGAGATTTGCCAGTCATTGGTCCTTTTATGACTGCCACTTCAGCTGTTTCTGGAACAGTTGGAAAGATCGCGCATCTTTTGGGTTTTACTAACCCGCCAGTTTTGGATGATGTGCATGCATTTAAGAATACTGCATTCCCAGTATTGGCAACTACTGATATTGGTGTTCCATACGAGAAATTAACGATCGATGCAAAGAATGAATTGTCTATTGATCCACGCATTTGTGGGGCCAATTTAGGCGATGAGTTACTTGTAAGTTCGTTTGCTCAGAGAGAATCATTTTTACGATCTGTCACGTGGGACACCACATCTCCCCGGACTGTGCCAATTTTTCAAATGCGAGTTACTCCCAATTTGGCAAGACCCGTGTCCGATACAGGACAAACAATACTGTATAAAACTCCTATGGCTCATCTAGCTTGGTTGTTTAATTACTGGCGCGGTGATATCAAAATACGGATTAAAGTGATCTGTACTAGTTATCACAAAGGCCGGTTACGCATTTCGTTTGATCCAGTGGGGAATATTGGTACTGCTTTAGGGGCAGATACACAATCTCAGGTTTATACTCAAGTATTGGACTTGGCTGACCATACTGATTGTACGTTTAATATACCGTATGTACAAGATCTTGCTTACTTACGAGTCAACAAAGGAGGATCAACCTCATATAACAATTTCCCAGCTGCAGTCAATCCAGCTTCTATAGAAGGTTCGACTAATGGTGCTATTACTATTTCACCATTGACGGTATTAACGTCGCCAGTCACGCCATCGACGGTGCAAGTTTTGATATATGTTTCAGCGGGAGATAACTTTGAAGTTGCTGATCCTATCCGAATGGATCCCGAGTACTCTTATTATACTGTACAAGGTGATGTGTCTTACACCAGTGCCCCTGATGATACTATTCTCATAGGTAATCATAAATCAACTACGGATCCAAATATTAATTTGGTCTATATGGGTGAATCGATAGTATCATTACGCCCATTAATGCACCGTGGTAATTTGTTGTGTGCCATGTCTGATACCTCTGCAACTACTTCTACTTATGGAGTCGGTACGTATTATCATGTTATGAGTCGTCGTCCACGTTTTCCAGGATTTGATCTTGATGGCGTTGAGACGGCTACTGGTATCGTGAGTGCCGCTAGTGAACCATTTAATTTTGTAAATTGGACAGCTATGACGTGGTTGGAACCATGTTTTGTTGGACAACGAGGCTCAATTAACTGGATAGCTCATCCACAACAACAGGCTTCAGTTCGTACATCTATTAGTATGAATCGAGAACATTCAACTGTGGGCGCTTTGTCCTACTATCAGTATTATGAGGAGGATTACACTCGAAGTAACGTAGCTCGAGGCTACATCAATCAGGGTACAAGGACGATGGAAGGCGCTGCTCTTAATAGTGGAGGTATTCAAAACACCGTTCATTGTGTGGCTCCCTTTTATGGTAATGTCAAATTTCAATCAACAAGCGTTAATGCCAGAAACTTTGGCATTAGCGCTGATGGTTCTGATAACGATGCCGTTCGTTGTGCTATAGTGATTGATCCAAGGAATGTAGTTCCAAATACTTTGGGTGAAGATGCTTCGGCAGGTTTCACATCTTTTTATGTATCCGCAGGTGTTGATTACAATCTAATATTCTTTTTGAATATACCTGTAACGTATAAGTACACTACTTACCCATCTGCCACTGCATAAGTCAATTAGCCATTCAGTTTATACTGAATGGCGCCCCGGGTCAGCCAGAAGAGCTAGCAGACAGTGAAAGACTAGACACCAACTGGGCAATTGAAAGATTGGTCACACAAGGTTATTCAAACAAAATTGCAAAGTGGTGCAATTACCTATTTGAACCCGTTTGGGTCAACCCAACCTAAAAAGGTACCGGTCGGCGGTACCACTTAATGCTATAAAGGATTAAGTTACGAACTCTACAGTGCGTAGAACGTTGTTTTAAATAACACGACACAAGATTTTTTAATCGGATGCACTATAGAGGTGCGTGCGAGGAATTTTTATCTTGTTGTCGACGGTTTTTACGTTGCTGTATCGGTTAACCCGAC